GACTTCGGGCATCTTTTAAAACCATATTCAATTCTACATCAGCAGATTTGTTTATGTTTTCAACGGAAGCACTTGGTCTTGGTGTTTCTGTGGTAAAGTCGAAATTAGCTTTTTGTTGCATAGCTAGTCCTGCTTTATCACCTTCAGGTTTATCTTGACCAGATTTATCGTCATCTAATCCTGCTTGCACAGAATTGGATTGTAATGTATCTGGTACAACTACATCTGCACCAACATCTTCTGCGTCAGCAGTTCCAGATGGTGTTAGATCTAATTGTGTTTTTGGTTCTTCAAAGAGAGCTTTTTCAACTCGTTCTTCGAGACTTGCTTGAGAATCTGACAGAGCTTTTACGTGCTCAGTTAGAGTAGACAAAGTTTCAATTAAAGCTTCGTCAAATGACTTATTTGCTTCTTTCTTTTCTTTGTCGTCTTCTTCTTCATTCTCTTTAGGAGTTTCTTTTCTAAGTTCTTCTAAAGTCATGTACATAGAATTAAGCAATGTGGAGTTTATAAAGATTATGGAAAGATTTATATCGTTATTCTTCAGGTTCTTTTGTGGTTCTTTTTGATGAAACTCTGTCGTCTTCTTCTCTTGGTTGTACTCTAGTGATTTGAGTACTCTCTGTTTGACCTTGAGTATATGTTGCACCTGCTCCTAGACCTCTTGAGCCTAAACCCCCTGACGTGTGTAGTTTCTTTAGTTCTGCTAATGCTTGTTTAATCTGCATTGGTAAAGTTTTGATCGGATCTTTCTTTCTCATTCTAGGATCTACTTTTGGTGATCCTCTTTTACCTGTTTGTGGTGGCATAGAACCTGCATGTCCAGTTTTTCCTCCCATTTTATTTGGTGGATCTTTTCTTTCTAATGGTGCTGTATTTCCTACTCTATGATCAATGGTAGATGCTTCTCTTAATGCATGTCGTTCATTTGGTAAATAAGGTTTTACGTCTTTTAAATGTTTTTTATCATTACCTGAAGGATTAATTCTTGCTTGTGTAGATGTTTCTTGAAATTCATTACGTTTTAATTTAGCATGAATTGTATTAACCTTCATTACCCCATGTAACTTGTTTATTCTTACGGCTGCATTTGATTTGTACATATCATATGATTCTTTTTGTTTAACATATTCTTGTAATTTTCTCTCCATTGCTTCACCTTCTTCTGTTAATTTAACTTCTGGTTTTGCCTTGTTATTCAATCTTTGTGCGTTAGGTGCATCTTGATTATATGCTGATTCCATAACCCCACCTGCGTTAGTATTACTAATATCTAATCCTCTACTTTTATTTTTACATTTTTCACAACAATCACATTTATAATCACGTGTACAATCTTTACAATCACAATCACACCCATTGTTATGTACTGGGTTGTTTGCACCACCAGTTTGTGTTGTTATGGTTCCACCGTTACTGTTAGTTGCATCACCTATACCTGCACCACCTGAACCAGAACTTGCTTCAACCTTGTGTACGAATGAACCTACAATCTTCTCTGCAGATTCTCTTGACTTTCCTTCTGCAATCAATGCTTGTACTTTTTGTTCAAATGTTTGTGATTCGTTTAGATCTGCTTGTTGAATTTGATTTGGAAGTTCTTGTGATAGTGATCCTTTAATTGGAAGTTTCTCTTCAGGTTTCTCTCTTATTACATCATTGATTCCTGTACCACTGTTTCTATCTTCTGTATCAGTTTTATAACCTGCTGCAGTTTTATAACCTGATGTTACCTCTTCTCTTTCCCCACTGTGTTCTTGTGTTGGTTTCTTCTCGTTAGGATTGCCTATAACTGCTTCCAACATTTCTTTTTTCTCCATCATTTTATCTTTAAAATTTTTAGATTCTTTATCTTCTTGATCATCAACAAAATCTCTTGCTATTACTGGATATGACTCTGGAACCACATTTGGATTTGCTTTTGCTGGTTTATCAATAGGTTGTCCTCGTGATTGACCTTCTAAAACCTTTTCTTGATTTTCAGGTTTTTCAGATTCCATAGTAGTTAAAAGATCTGCTTTCTCAACATAACAACTCATCTTATCACATTGGATTACCATCTTACCATCATCTCTAACAGTTGAATCAAAAGTTGCTTTAGCAATATGATTAAAATCTGTAATTATAGCCATTGGTACAGCAGGATCTTTACATACTGCAACCTCATAATGTTCTAAATCACCTAGAGCATAAGCAGTACTACCGTCTTTCATTTTAAGTGGCTGTCTTGCTGATCTTGTTGCACCACCAAATGACAGTCCCTTGTATTCATTATTTTTAATTTTATCCCAAATAACATTATCCAATTCATAATTTTTAAAAATCTTTCCTGTTATTTTAATTGCAGGTAGTATTTCACCATCATCAGATTTTACAGTTGTTCTAGAATAGTTGATACCTTTACCTACAATTCTATTGGAGTGAGTATCACTGATTGGTGCTCCTCTATCAATCCATATAGGCAATACCTTGTACAATTCATCAACTATAGTAACTTCACCTTGCTTGTCTTTCATTTGTACTGTTAATAATCCTTCAAAATACCTTTCATCTGAATTTATACCTTCCATGCTTTTTAATGTGCTTGTAAGTTTATGAAAACCATACATTGTCATATATAAAGTAGACGTGACGAGGTTAATAAATATTATGATAAAAAAGGGTGAAGAACAGGTGATTAAGCTGTTTTTTTTGCTTTGGTGACTGCGAAATCTATTGAGAATCCTGCTGTCAAACTTAACAAAGCGATACCAATTAGACCTAAACCTTCTAATGGTATAGTTTGTGCTATTGCAATTCCTGCGAATGTAGAAACAATTACTGCACCAATTAATTTTTTTGCAGAGTATGAATCATCATTACCCATGTATCCTCGAACTGTATTTAATACAGATCCAGATATACATGCAAGTACTGCAATGAATAATGGGTCTACCATGTAAAATTCCTTATTCAGTGATATTTAACTATTACTACTCATTTGTCGAGTAATTCCTTGACTAGATCATCAAGATCAGATTTTGCCTCTTTTGGGTGTAATCTATTAGATTGCCTGTCAATCGCTTTTGATAAAATAATTATAGTTTTTTGTAACCTTTCTACTGTCTCACATAGACTTTTTTGTGTTTTCTGGACTTTTCTAAAATATGCTACTACTGCTGATCCTATTGCTATAGAAACGATCATAGCAACCTCATGAGCAAGTGAATCTACGAATTCTACCATGAATATACAAGGTATTTATGCTTTTTATTTATATCGGTTGATTTATTAATGGGTTATATATGTAAATAACATGGCTTCTTCCATATACGTGTATAATAGTTTAAAAGAATATATTAAATATAACAAGGATAATCTTAATGAATTGTTCAAAAGTAGTAAGATAGTTGACTTGTATATACATGATAAGACTAAATTATGGGTTGTAACTAACACAAATGACCTCAAAGAAAGACCTACATTATGGAGATCTTTAGTTCATTTCCGAAATGGTAACGTAGATGCGTATAAAACTGACAAAAGCAAACTTATATTGTATGATAAGATCAAATTTAACCCTAAAAAAATGAAAATTGATATATTTCCAAGATTTTTAAGAAAACCAGAACTTAGATGGAGGGTTGATAAATATATTAACAATTCTAACAATAAAAAATGTAAGTTTATTGATTATGAACATAGATTTTATGATTTAGAAACTAATAGAATAAATCTTATCTTAAAAGACTAACGTCTATTTCCTAAATCTTTATTCATTATATGTTGCCAGTCTTTACCGTGTTTTCTTCTCATACTCTTCCAAAATGGATCAACTTTCATCATTCCACCTTTTCTGTTATAGTCCCTCATGTTGTTTGAAACTCTTCTATGACATTTTTGACAAAGTCTTGCATTTACTTGTTCTAAACCATGTTTATATTCTCCACAGAAGTGACACATTCCATAAACAATTTCTTTAATTGGAACTAAGATGGTTTCTCTACCTTTTTTACCTGCACAGTCACCACATATGTCAGATACCCCTGCTCCTACTGGAACACCATGATCAAAGCAACCAAAACACATACCTTCTTTATAGTTATTTACCTTTGTATATTCATTTTTTTGATGTATATCTATAATTTTATTACCAATTTTAGTACCACCACTATCTAATTTTACTTTCTCTGCCATTATTTATCCCTATTTTGCATGTTTCTTAGACAAATCATTAGTATTTCAAGTGATCTGTTGTCTTTTTTAATTTTTAACAAGTCAACAATTTCTTCTACATGCATGTCCCATTCGTCTAACTTTTTAGGTTTTATGACTTTAGGCTCTACAATCTTAGTCTTTGCCTTTATTTTATCAATTATTTTCTTCATCGTCCCACCTATGTGTCATACCTATTTCATTATTAACTATATCTCTTGCGTTTCTCACTGTCATTCCTGCATACTTTCTAAGTTCTTCTACTGTTTGGGTTTTCTTCCAACCAAAGTCTACTGCAGTTTGTAATGTTTTCTTTACTACATCAAAGTTAGCAGGTGTGATTCCATTAGGGAAATTCTTTTGTGACATTGATGTTCCACTACCAGATGAAGGGTGTCCTTGTGCAACTCCTCCCAAGTCAGAAGGTCTACTTTCAACATGTTCACCTTGTGCATTTGCCCTTTGTTCTTCAGGTGCAGCAGTTCCTCTGCCTCTACCGTTTTTAAGTTCTGGGTTTTCAAATTCTTGAACTTCTTTAGATATATTGTATTCACCAGTGTGGGTTCTTTCTATCTTGAATCCCATTTGTTGTAGTTTTGCCATGTTGTCAATCTCTACACCTTCTCTTTGTAGTTCTGATAGTTTATCATTCTCTTCTCCTGCTACAAGTTTAAGATCCCAATCGTCAACTCCCATAACTTCTGCAAATTTCTTAAAGAAAGATTTGTATAAAATGTCTTGTCCCCACTTTACTGCTCTGTTTGTAATTGTAACTTGTAATCCTTCTTGTGACCAACCACCTACCATCTCTCCGTAGTACAATGGAAGTACACCATATACTGCACCAATGATTTGTCTTAACTCTTTTCTTACTTCAATGAATTGTAACTCTTGTAATGAACCAGTAAAGTCTATCCAGTTAGCCATATTCTTTCCACCTTTATCAGATTCTACCATGAGTGGGTGAATCATGTATGGGTCTTCAGTTGCTTTTTGTTCTAAAGCGTCCCATGATTTTCTAAAGGTTTCATAGTTTCTTGATGCAACAACAAGTAATCCTCGTGGTGGTCGCATTTTATCAAAGTATTTCCTGATATACTCGTCCATGTGAGACAATGACATTGCCTTACTCCATATGGCGAATATAGGAGATAGTCCGTAAATTAAACTTGGCTTGTA